TCCACTACTTCCGTAGGGAATTTATTCTCTGCCATGTGTACTCCTATTGGATTAGAGTTATAACCTAATTATAACTATTTTTAAAACTATAAATTTTTAATTATTTTTTCGGTGCGAATTTATCTTTAATTGGTTTCAAAATCATATCAAATAAGATATCGTCATACTTTGTTGGTGTAAGTTTTACGATTTTTTCTACTGCGTAAATACCAACCAAAACATATTCCCAATTTGCTGCTATCCATTCACTCATTTTTATTCTCCGTTTTAATTAGAATTGTAAGATTGCGTAGTCGTAACGCAATGTTAATTCGATGTCTACTGGATCTGTTCCATTTGCAAAATCTACATCATTAAAGTTAACATCTTGACACCACGCCCCCTTTAATGTCCATTCTTCAACAATATCTCCTACTGGACCCAATAAATTAAATGTAATATCTTTTTTATAAAAATCTGCATATCCATCACGACCTGTTACAGATTCGTGGGATAGTCTCACCCATTCCATACATGCTTGTGCTGCGGAAGGTACAATAGGATCATACAAAGTAAGTGCCAATGGTTGCCACTCACCTTTACCCTTAATGTATCTCTTTACATTAATATGGTCTAATACTATTTCTTCAAATGTTAACTGAGGTCTTGCTGCAGTTTTGATTAAATATGCGGGTAGACCTTCAATATACATGACATACCGGTTTTTAGTTTTTGGTTCAAACGGCGTGAACATTATTTCTGAAGGATCAATTAACTCTGGCATTTCCAATTCTCCTATTGTTAAAATTGTTGTACATATTGTACTTCAAGTATAAATATCAAACAATTTAAAAAAAATGAATTTCTAAATATGTCAATTCATAGAAGTTTTTTAGAAGTTTTATTAGGCAATAAAAAACCCCACATAATGTGAGGCTTTTTATCTCGATTTTTCGAATTAGTCTGGGAACGATGCTCCTGTGGGTAATACCACGAAGTCAAGAACAATAAATTCCGCTGTTCTCGTAGGTTGGATAAATATCTGTCCTACAAGACGGTTTCTATCAACAACATCAGGTGTGTTATTACTATCGTCCATCACTACTCTAAATGCATTCAAACCACTATTGGCCTGTACACTTTCAAGGTAAGGATTAACAATATTCAAGAAACGATTCCTTGTTGCTGTTGTGTTCTGTTCGAAAACTAAATATCTTGAGGATGATGCGATGAATTTCTTCAATGCAATCAACAATCTACGAACATTAATCCTATCAAGTGCTGAAGGTTTAGACTGAAGTGTCTTCTGTCCAAATACCGTTACACCTTGACCTGGGAATGTTGCAATTGGATTAACTCTATTTTCATACAGTTTATCTCTCTCAGCGTGAGTTAATCGTGTTTTAGCTTCTAATACTGAAGTTAAACCACCACGATTTAGACCAGCTGGTGCAAACCATTCGTGTGCTATTTTATCTGTAAAGGATATTACACCTGGTAGAACAACTGAAGGTGGCACCCAAACTGGTAATTGTGTTTCAGAATCAACTACTTTAACCCAAGGAAAATAAGTCCCTGCGTAATTAGTATCTAATGCACTTATACCGTTTGTTGCGTTATCAATTGTATCACTCCATGCAAATCCATCCATTACATAAAAGGCATCACCACGAGCTTCAATTTTTGAAATTGCGTGGTTGGTTACTGCACTATGTACAATTGAACCGGCCTTACTATGAAGTACACCTGGAATAGCCAATAAATTAATATCGAACTCATCAGGATTACTAATAGCATTGATTGCCCGTTTGTATGCCACAGAACCACTTGCTGTTGCAGATGATAAATCAAATCCTTGTGTGTTTGTACCAGAAATATCATTTCCAGTTGCTTTGATTGTTACTGGATCATCACCATCAAATCCCCATTGTAGAGGCATTACAAATTTCCTCTGTGCAATGTCTGAATTTGCTAATGTGATTGTGGTTGAACCATTTGCTGCCGTAGAAACATTTAAGTCTCCTGCTGCATTATCATCACCGTTCATATTCAATAATGAAAATACACTATTTGAACCTGTGGTTGCATTATAAGGAATAGGAGCTAAATACTCTCTATTATCCTTTAACTTATAATCAAAACCATAAAATACGTTTTGGTCAAAATCACCAACACTATTTTTCTGGTCTGATTTAAGTGTTACTGTAGGTACAAATGAACCTAATACAGGATTACTCACTGCTTCAAATCCAAAAGGTACTACTGTTTTAGCCAAGTTCTTAAGGTCTGCATAATCTCCAACACGAATCCATTTAGATTGATTTGGCCAATCACCTTTATAGGTTAATTTACCATTTGAATCAATTTCGACAAATCTATCACCAACTTTTCTTGCGAAATAGTTGTTTGATGCTCTATCAAAATTACAATTATCAAATTGTTCAAGAATTACATCATCGTCTGATTGTCCAGGATTGTTTTTTCTTACCTGTATAGAGAATTCACCATAATCCGAACCAGGAATTGAACCAGCCGCTTTAATATTTAAAATACATACTTTAAATTCTTCATTCACACTTGTTCCGTGAGATAATGAATAAACTCTAAATAAGTTATTAAATGAACGAGTTGATGTTACTCCTTGGTCGATAACTGTAGGTGTTCTTGCTACAGAATAATCTTTATTTCCTGTCCAAGTTGCTGCTACACCAGTTGCTCCATATTGTGCTGAATATCCAGTTCCACTTTGAAAATCTTGTCCAGCCGATGCACTTGAACTACCTGTTACTGATAATCCAGTCCAAGACTGATGATTATTGTGTGCAGTTTCTTTAAATACTTTGTAAAGGTATACATTTGATGTATTTGTCATTGGATCTGAACTAATCACTTTATCAATAAACAAATCACTTGATGTTGCAAATGATGCACTTATTGTTTCATGATATGTTCCAGCTGTATTAGTAGAACCACTTATGTGTATTACAAAATCGCCTGCCGTAGTGGCATCACTATAAAATCCTTTGGCTTGTTCTACACCACTTCTCATTACTCGTGTTCCATCAATACCAGCTGCTCCAGCACCACGTGAAGGTGCTAAAACTGCTATTAAATCTTCGTTAGATGAACCACTTGCAACTATATTAACATAATCTGTCTTATATCCACCAATACCAAGAACTCTAACTATTGTTACAGCACTGGCACTTTTAAGATATTCTTGAACTGTGTAGGGAACATAATAATCTTCACTCACTTTACCAAATGTTTCTTCAAATTCTTGAAAATTACTAAGTATAGTTGGTGTGAATGCTGGGCCCTTTTCAGTCGGCCCGATTATTGCTGCCCCAATATCAGAAATACCTTGTGGTAGAAAAGACAAGTCCCGCTCTTCCGTAAAAACGCCAGGACTTACTATTCTTTCCGCCATTATTTTTCTCCCAATTTATGAGGTTGTTTTAATACAAATTAAAGTTATATATAAATATAAGCCAAATTTCTCAAACATTAGTTTTGGGGAGTAAATTTACCTGTTTCTACATCAAGATTACCAATTCCGTACTTATCTGTCATCTTTTTTACAATTTCTTCTTCAGATTCTCTTGCTTCATCATATGCAACTAACAATTTCTGTTCATTAGATTCTATATTTTCTAATTCTCTTGTTAATTGACTACGTTGTAAAGTAATCTGTCCAAGTTGTAAAGCTAAACCTTGGTATTTTTCTTGTAAAGATTTAATCTCTTGAATCTCTTCTTCAGGTACTACTACCTCTTGATTTTTCTTATCTTCGGCCATGTTAAAACCTCCATTTTGTTGTTAATAAATATATCTAACTATAAGTATCTAATTAGATTTCAAATCATCAATTTCTTTTTTCAGTTCTTTAATTGATTCTATCAAAACAGGAACTAACTTATTATAATCCACTGCTTTAAACTTTTCTCTACCATTCAATCCTTCGTGTTCTTTCACAAGTTCAGGAATGACTGCTTCAACTTCTTGTGCTAACACTCCAACATCGTGTCCCATATCTTCTCGTTTCCAATCAAAGTCCACACCACGAAGTTTCATAATATCGTCTAAACCATACTTTGTATCTGTAATATTTTCTTTAAGACTCATATCAGATGCGACGGTTGAAGAATAAGCAACCACGTCAGCGTCTGCGTGGAATGTACCACCACTTGCAAACCTAAATTCTTCTACATTTGATAAATACACTTTAATATTATCATCTGTACCAAAATCAATCCAATCACCACCACTATCTCTACCAACTTTAAGTGAAGTATTGTACATTGACGTTTGAGAAGTTAATGTTGTATCTATATATGCAGTATCGATTGCTGTACCATTCCAAACACCTGTTGCGATAGTTCCAAGAATTGTAATTCCACCACTTCCACCAACATCAAGTGTGGTTGGATTTCCTGAACCATCACCGATAACAATAACACCATCAGTTGATAAATCTACAGCACTTACTGCACTTGTTCCATTACCAATCAAAACTCCATTTTGTGTTAATGTACTTGCTCCTGTTCCGCCATCTGCAACTGCTAAATCTGTAATACCGTTGATTGTTCCACCATTAATATCAATTGTAGTTACACTACCTAAATCTGCCCATGTAATACCAGCGGCGGTTGAGTTTCCATCTACTGTACCATTCCAAGTACCACCATTAATATCAGGACTTGTTAAAGTTTTGTTTGTAAGTGTGTCAGTTGTATCAACTAAAACTACATTAGTTTCACTACCTGCCGTTCCAGCAAACCATCTATTTGAACTTACATCCCATAACATAGAACCAGTTGCTGCTCCACCACTTGTTTCTTTTACATATAAACCACCATCACTCGTTCCAGCGTTTAATTCTATAATATTGTCTGCTATATCTACGGTAGTTGAATTTACTATTGTTCGTGTTCCTGAAACTGTAAAATCTCCAGATACTATAACATGGTCATCTAGCGTAATTGTTCCACCTGCGGAATCTATTGTTAAATTACCACTTGAAGTATCTAATTCATTATCACCAGTTACTCCAACTTGTACATTACCTGCAGTTGCTCCTGAAAATGTTGGTGAATCACCAGTTCCAACTCCTAATGAAGTTCTTGCTGTATCTCCACTTTCTGCTACTGGATCAGTTGTTCCATCACCAACTATAAATTCTCCGTCAGCAAGAACTGCCATCGCAGTTACGGCACTTGTTCCACTACCAAGTAGAACACCACCATCAGTAAAAGTTGAGGCTCCAGTTCCACCATCTGCAACTGCTAAATCTGTGATTCCATTTATAGTACCACCATTTATATCTACAGTAGTAACACTACCTAAATCTGCTATTGTATTTCCTGCGTTAGTCCAGTTATTACTGATAGTAAAACTTGAACCATCATCAGCTGCTATTGAATCAAGTCCTATGGATCCGACATTTGTAATGTTTCCTTCACTAAAAGATGTGGCGGTTGTGGATGCAATTACAAGAGTTCCATCATCTGTAATTGTATTATCCGTAATAACAGTTCCACCAATCGTGAAATCAGTTGTTGCATCTATCGTTGTACCCTTGATTGTAGTATGTGAAGATGCCCCAATAGTCGTTCCATCTACAGTTCCACCATCAATGTTAGCCGTTGTTACTGTTCCTAAATCTGCTATTGTATTTCCAGCGTTTGTCCAATTACCTTGAATACTATCAACTTCTATTCGTGATGCACTTACTGAATTTACTGCTATGTGTGCAAATGAACCACTTGAAGTTGCTGAACCACTAACTTTTGTTGCGTTAATTGTTAATAAATCTGCTCCATTGTCTGTAATAGTGACATCACCACCATCAACATCTAATAAAAGGTCACCTGCAATATCCATAGTAAAATTACCATCTTCTGCAATTTGACCATCTGTAATTACCGTTCCACCAATTGTAAAATCAGTTGTGGCGTCAATTGTTGTACCTGTAATTGCTCCGGCCGATGCTCCACCAATAGTTACACCATCAATCGCTCCACTATCTATATCTACATTTGTAGAATTATAGTTGCCGTGGTCTAAATTAGCTCCTAATGCATCTGCATTCAAAGTATCTATATATGCCACACCATCTATGTATAAATCTTTCCATTGTGTACCAGATGCACCCAAGTCATCTGTGTCATCACTTCCAGGTAAAACATTATTTCCACCTGGGTCTAATATAATATCTGCCGCTGCTATAATTTTTAAATCTGTATCTACATCTAAATAATCATTTGCACTATCTATTTCTAACCTAATAACCCTTGTATTACCACCAGCAATGCTAACTAGATTTGCTGAATGTGTAGCGGTAACATCTCCACCATCGAAATTAATAACTCCACCACTACCTAAATGTAAATCATTCCATCCTTTAGTAGTACTACCTAAATCATAAGTTGCATCTGCGTTTGGAATTAAATTAGAAGTTAAATCTGCACCAATATTAATAGAATCTGTATCTGCATCTCCGAGAGTTAAATCTCCCCCAATAAAAGTATCCCCTACAATATGAAGTTTAGAACCACTAATAACTGAACCACTAACATCCGCTACCACTCCAGAACTACTTACAAAGGTTATTCCGTCTGCAGTTGCTTTTATTGAGTGTACTGTATTACCTGCTGGATCTACAAAATTAATAGATGAGGTGGATACATATAATTCTTTCCACGCTCTCGCTGCATTACCTAAAGTATAGGTATCGGTTGCATCGGGTATAAAATGAAAACTTCCCGTTACTGTATTTATAGATTGCGACATCACTAACATTGATGCCGTTGATTCTACAAGTATTCCTTTCGGATTGTGTAAATCGTTGTTTGTTAATACATTATGTTTCTTTGCCATTTCTTATTCCTTCATGTTACGATTGATTCACCATCTTCTGTTATTATTGGGACAAAATTAAATATTGTTATATCTTCACTTCCATCACTACCTTGATCCCAGACTACCATTTGTTCCATAATTGCTGTGATTGAATATCCACCTTCTGCAAACTTCCCATCTACGTTTAAAGAACCAGTTATTTGAACTGGATTATTTATTCTATCTAAACCTATATATGATATATTTGCCATATTATGTTATCTCCAAAACACTACAAAATATTTGTATAGTAGATGATGCATCTGCAACACTTTTTAAAACATCTGCAGTTTCTAAATTTACTGGTTTATCCAATACTACCGTTGCACCCTGTGGTACTGTTAAATTTTTTGCTATATAAAAATCACTTGCCGCACTGTCGTCTGTTACATAAATATCAGCAGTTCCATCATTTGTACCATGAACATTTGATAAATATATTGCGTGTATTACGGCGGTTGTTGTACCTGGTGTTGTATAAATTACTGTTTCACTTGAACCAACTGCCACTCCCGCATTTTTAAATGTATTTGCCACTCTTTATCCTCCGAAAACTATACTAAACACTACTGCATTAGGATCCGATACATTGGCCAATGAAGAACCATCTCCAACATAGGATCCAGTAAATGAACCAGTGAGATGTGTACTACCCACTGCAGAATTATTTAATAAGGTGCTACCTGTTATTTGATTTAAATGGGCCGAACTGCCCGAAACTACGACTTTTTTCCAGTTTGGCATTCTATATATTCTCCTTAATTGCGGTTGGTTACTTCACTTGAAGCCCACTTCCCATCATCTGCCAAAGAGATGGGCCAGCATTAGGTTATTCCTTTAAATGTTCCCTTGCTAACTTATACTCGTCTCTTAATTTACGAGTCACTTGTAATACTTTTGGAATATCACTTCCTTTATGTGGCGACTCCGCCAATAAACCTAGTAAAAATTCTATTTCTTGAAAAGACAATGGGTGTATATATGCCTTTCCTTTAACTATCTTAACACCACCCTTAACATTCAGTGCCATAATGTAACCTCTTATTTATTAAGACCAAATCCAAATATCTCCCGCCACAGTTCGTGTTCCGTCGTGTGCGGCAGTTTGTACATATATCATACCCCGTCTTGAAGCTGCATCAGTACCAAAATCACTTGGATTTTGTATTGCTCCACCTTCATAATCATCTGGAGGTAATGCCGATTGTGAAACAGACACTACAAATTGTCTTGGTGATGCTGAAGTTGCACTTCCTGAAGTATCGTCGGCCGCTGTTAATGACCATCTTGAATAACTGTCATCATAGAAAAGTGCTGAACCAATACCAGCTGCTCCTGTGTTAGCAACAATTCCAGAATCTCCACTCGTTGAACCACTTGCTAGAATAATAAATCTATCAGCGACTCTTAAATTAGTTGTATCAATTGTAGTCAATGAACCATTCACATCTAAACTACCAGGGATAGTAACAGTAGTATCACTCTTACCTACAGTCACTCCGGTTGCATTTGTTCCACCAATTGTAATTGTGGATGCTGCGTCAATATCTATAGCTCCACCAGCATCTACATCAATTCCACCAGCTATCGCATTAATGTCTATTGCTGCTGCATCTGTACCTTGGGTATTAGTAACCACAATAGTTTCAGATGTACCTTGATCTGTAAGTAATCTAATAGCGTTAGCTTCGTCTGTTTTACTTGCTACTAATACTTGACCACCAGCAATATCAATATTTTTACCTGCCGCGGCATCTATATCAACACCACCAGCCGTTGAAGTCAATGCTATTCCAGCTTCACTTGTTCCGGCGTCATTAACTACTGTAATTGTTTGTGATGCACCTGCATCTGCGTGAAGTTTAATTGCATCTGTTGCATTTTCATTAGCGGTGACTACAAATCTTCCACCTTCTGCCCATAAATCTTTAGCATCATTCCATGCTAATCCAATACCACCGGCTGTTGCGGATAATTCAATTGCCCCCGCATCATCAGAACCATCAGTAGTTCCTTCATCATTCACTATCTGAATTGTTTGGTTTGCTCCAACATCTGCGTGAAGCTTAATTGCATCTGCTGAATTTACAGTTGAAGAAAGAGTATGGTTTCCACCCGTAGCATTAATTGAACCACTTATATAAACATCATTCCATCTTTGACTATTACTACCAAGATCAAATGTATCATTTCCGTCTGGTATAATTGATGAACTAACATCTGCCGCAAAACTAACAAAATCTGTTGTGGCATCTCCGAGAGTTAAATTCCCACCAATTACAGCATCTCCGTGTACTTTAAGCCAACCAAATGACCCCGAAGAAACAGCGGAACCTGAAAAGTGGTTTTTCGAATCATTTTTATCATATAATATTGTAGGAGAATCAAATTGTAGAACTGTGTCGGCTTCAATATCAAGTTGTCCATCAGCAGAAGAACTTATTTGTAATGTAGCATCTCTAAACGAGAGCCCCATAGCTCCATTTAATAGTAATCCTATATTGTGAACGTGTGTTAGAGATACATCATCATTCACACCAAAGGCCAACACTTGGCCATCAGTATTTAATGCTACTGTCGGCGTAGTTATTTCTAATTCTGTAGTTGCAAGTATATCAAGCTGATCCCCTGTTGACGAATATATAGCCTCATTAAAATCTGTTCCAAATCCAAATCTATTTGTTGAATTTAACAGTAAACCAGACCCATCAGTATGAGTCAATGTTGTGTCTTGATCATCTCCAAAATAAAGCTTTGAACTATCTGCAAAATACGCATCAGACCACTCAAAATATTGAGTTCCTAAAGCACCACCATCGGGGGTTACAGGTACAATATCTCCACTTGCTGATATATCATTTAATTCTGCCGTACTCCCTGAGACTACGACTTTTCTCCATTGAGCCATTATTGTTCTCCTATTAACGAACTATTAGTTCGTACTATTAATAAATATAAAATTTCTAAATTATTCCACATTTCTTCTACTAAATCTTTAAGAAACTTCATTTTCATACCCAAAGTAGAATGCATCAGAGCCTGAATAGTAAATTCCCCCTGCTACTGCAGTAGGTGTTGTTGTTCTTGCTCCTAATATCGCTACTTTATTTTCAATTTTAAACATTAGTGCATCACTATTATCAAAAATATCAAATCCACCACCAGTTGATTTCCAAAAGAAATCTGAACCAGTAACACTTAATGCACCACCACTTTCATTCCAATTTGTACTTCCATAGACCAAATCATCGGTTATTGACAGTTCTCCAACCTCTAATCTTCCAAATGATCCTGTTGAAGTAGCTGAACCACTTATATTTCCACTAGCTAATGTAGCACCTACATACTGATATACTGTCATGAACAAATACTCACTATCAGTAGGATCAACAGAGGAATCTCTAAACTGAATTACTCCTGTCTTATAATCAAACTGATAATCATTTGTAGAAACTATATCATCTCCATCTAATGAACCCGTTTGTAAACTTCCACTTACAGTAGATGATTTATATAACGCCGCCAAATATCCAGGAGTAGAATCTTCTGTTGTAGAAGTTGCTAAAGATGCAATTGAATATTTAGGTGATATAAAATTAACTTGTTGGTTATCATCAATTAACTGTGCACCAATTCCGCTATCACTTCCTGTTGGGTCTAAAAAGAACCAAACTTCATTATTAGTACTTGATTTTGTTAATTTTTGTCTATACCAATACTTCATTACAGATTTACCACTAGTAGAATATGTTGAATTAATATCGGCACTCCCACTATATGGTAATCCAGAAGATGGAATCAAATCGGATTCAGTATATATTTCTACTGAACCTAAATCAAATACATTTGTAAATGATTCTTGTGCACTTGTAAGAGTATCGTGAGTATATCTTCTCGACGCTAATAATCTACTTGACTTAGATCCTGAGTCTATTTTTGCCATTTCTTATCTCTAACTAAAAGTTAATGTGATATCATCTATCGGGGTTGGATCTCCCTTATATCTAACTATCACGTAAAGTTCATTATCACTACTATCTAAATACATTCCATCTGCATTTCTTATTGGTACTGTGTATGTATTACTTGAAATATTGCCACCACTATTTCCATACAAACTAATTGCTGTACTAAATGGATTTTTAAAATTATCGTTTGCTATATCTGTTTCTATTACATTGCTTGTGGTTTTTACGGGATCATAAATTCTTGCAACACTCAAAGAACTATTATTACCACTTCCATTACCAGAACTCTCAAATAATAGTGCACAAGAAATACCATTTGTTGTTGCGTTCCAAGCTATCAATGTATTATTGTTAAGATTAACAGTCATACTCGAATACGTACTACCATCTGTTTGGAATCTTCTAATATAATATTTGTATGTTCCGCCACCAAAACTCGCTGGATACCAATATCTATAATCTCCACCTGGGTCTACTAAGTAACCTGGTTTTACTTGTAAGTCATAGTCACCTAACTGATTTCCACCTCCAGTTAATTGATATGAGGTAGTCCAAGCAGTTCCATTAAATGCTTGTACGTTATCTGCTAATACTATTCTAAAATCTTCACCACTAAATGTTTCAGTTGTTCCTTGTAATGTACCACCATCATATCCTTGTGCCCTACCATATATTCCTAAACTACCACTAGCTGCTGTTTGTCCGAAATCTCCCGCTGTATGATAAGATATTGTTTGTGTATCTAATGTAGATTGTGAACTATTTCTGTTTCTTGCCCTTGTGGCCACGGTAAATGATGTATCAGCAACTCCTGTTTGATCTATACTATCAGAAGTACCACTATCAAAACTCACCGAAGCTGTAACTATTGCTATATCATCATATCTCGGAACTCCACTATCCACTGCCGTAGTTCCATCACTTTGAAATAATTTACCACTTGTTTGTACTGTTCCACCACTTGTAGAAATTGTATCACCTGTTATTGAAACACTACCACCTGCCGTTCCAGTTCCAACTGATGATGCGGCCATATCCACTAATGTGGTTGTGGATGGATACATTGGATTAAACAATCCTGTAATCTTTGTAGATACTTCAAATGTAGAATCTATCAAATAAGGAACACCACTCAAACTTCTTGAGGTTGCAGTTAATGCTTTATG